TGCGAAAGTAGCCATAATTTATCCTAAATAAGTTCCTGCACCTGTAAAGGTAAGTATTGTGTTTGCACCTGATGTTGTAACTGTTGGGCTTCCTGAAATAAGTGCTGAGTAACTTGCAGTTGGCATCTTTAATATAACAACACCTTTACCACCTGGTGCACCAGTACCACCAACCCCTGTTCCACCTCCACCACCACCTGTATTAACAGTTCCTACTGTTGCTGCATTTGTGCTTTTAGCTCCTGCTCCTCCGCCACCAGCTCCGCCTGAACCAAGCGTTCCTGAAGCATTATAAATACCACCTCCACCACCGCCTGCTCTTGTTACGGATGAACCTGTAATTGAAGAAGCTGTACCTGCACCACCATTACCACCATTTGAATCTGCACCAGCAACACCTACTGCACCAGCTCCACCACCACCTCCGCCAGAAGCGTTAGTATATGGGTCAGTAATTCCTGTATCAGGATTACCAGTACCACCAGTATTACCTTGAGATGGAGATGTGCTTGGTGTATTACCTGCTCCACCTGCACCAGGACCACCGCTATCAGCCCCTGTACCGCCACCACCACCTGAACCACCTGCTGCACCTGCATTATGGTAATTTGAACCACCACCACCACCTGCAGAACTAATTGTTGTAAGTCCAGTGCCAGAAAATTGAGATGGACTACCAGCAATACCTGTTGAGGCACTACCAGCACCACCATTTCCAATAACTACAGTAACTAATAATCCTCCAGTAGGCATAGCTTGAGTTGAGGTTCTGAAACCACCTGCACCTCCGCCACCACCAGAATTACCACCACCACCGCCGCCGCCACCTATGACTAGATAATCTATATTATAAGGAGGGAGATATCCTACGGTAACTTCATCTGTGTTTGGAATCCATCCCTTTGTTGCTCCCGAATAAACAATATCAAGTGATTGTCCATCAATACTGTATTCTATTGTTATGGTATCTGGATTACCTTGATAGTTTAATCCATTTGAATCTATTACAATTTTATTCGTAGCCCATGTTCTAGCAAAGTCAGTAAAAACTAATCTGTCGCCAACTGTGGCTGAACCAGGTAATGTAATAGTACATATATTAGATGTTGTATTTATCCAGTAACCTCTGTTACCTACTGCTGTTAAAGTAGCTGCAGTTACTATAGATGATTGCCAATTAATACCTGGTAAAGTAGTATTGCTATCTCCGGTTGTTCCGTTAATTGTAACTGCCATTTCTTTTCTCCTAAATCATTCTTATGTAATAACTCCGGCATCTACTAACCAAGCACTGCCAGATGGTATTGTAACTACAACACCCGAATTTACCGTAATTGGTCCTACGCTGTGTCCATTTGTTCCTGATGTCATAGTATAATTTGCTGTAATTAGTTGTGAATTTTCATATACTGCTCCACCTGCTGAAGCACCACCACCAATTGAACCCCATGCACTAGCTGCATATCCTTCAAATTCATCTAACTCAGAATTATATCTAAGCATTCCTTCACCAGGCGAACCTGGTCTTTGAGCTGTTGTGCCTGATGGTGTAGTAATAGTACCTGTACCACTAAATATTAAGTTGTTAGGAACTGTTGCAGTACCTGCATTGAAAATAACTTGATCTCCTACAGCATTGCCTAAAGTTACATTTCCTGTTGTGCCTAAAGTAGTGAAATTACCTGTGCTTGGCGATGTATTACCAATAGGGCCTGGAGTTGCAAATCGTGCTATAAAGCCATCACCTGTAACGCCACCTACTGTTGATGCTGAAAGTGTTGTAAATACACCTGCGCCTGTATGGTGAGAATCGGTTACTACAACATTTGTACCATCTTGATATAAAGACATTGAGGTACCAATAGGTACTGCAATACCTGTACCAGAAGGAGTTTTTACGGTAACTGTAGTATTCGATGCATTATTAACTATATAGTTTTTACCGCTTGATAAGAGTGGAACTACTAAGTTTCCTACTCCGCCACCGGGACTTCCTGTTGTTAAATTTAATCTTGAGAATCTTGCTGGTTGGGAAGTATTAGTAGATGTGCTCCAAGCCATAGTATCAGTTGCGCCACCACCTGTAATAACTACATTTGTAGTATTTGCAATAGCTTCTTGAAGTGCGTATTGAAGATTATTATTAGTCGTTGTCCCCCAAGTACCTGACTGTTCGCCGGTTCCTATGAGTTCTATTGATAAATTTGAATATGTTGACATAGTTTATTCCTTATCCTGTAACTATCTCAATCCAATTAGGGACTTGAGTAGTGTCTATTATAACCCAATTAGGGTTGTTTATGATAGGTGCAAATCCTTCTAAAGTTAATGCGCCTGCAGCGGGTTTTCTGACTAATCCTATTAATTCTGTTGGTGCTATTCCTACTAATACTAATGCTCCAGCTAGGGGTTTTATAATTAACCCTATTGTATCTCCTGGTGCTGTTCCAGCTAAAGTTAATGCAGCTGAAAGCGGAGTTATTCTTGAGTCTGTAACAGATGCAAACCCTGTTAAAGTAGCTGTTCCAGCTCCTGGTATAACTACATCACCTTTAAGCAAACTCGGTGCAAATCCTGCTGTAGCTAGTGCCCCTGCTGTTAAAAAGACTATTTTTCCTTCTAACGGTAAAGGTGCAGCTCCCGCTAGTGTTAACGCTCCTGATGGAGGTGTTAAAGTAGCAGTTCTAAATATACTTGGTGCAAAGCCTGCTAAAGTTAATGTGCCTGCTCCGGGTGTTCTGCTTTCTACTACTCTTGATACTACTCCAGCTAAAGTTAATGCGCCAGATAGTGTAGTAATATTTGTAATATCATTTGTACTCGGTGCAATTCCTGTTAAAGTTAATGCTCCTGCTGGAGGAGATACATTAAATTCATCTACTACAATAGGTGCAACCCCCGCAAGAGCCAATGCTCCCGCTGGTGGATCAATTACAATTCCATCACCCCAAGGACCTGAACTCCAGGTTCCGCGTCCCCACCCGGTAGTAGCCATCGACTACTCCTTAAGTAAGAGTAAAGAGGCCCGCGCCAGCAGGTAAAACTGTTAGTGTATTAGGGCTTGTTACCGTAAATTGAGTTGATGACAACTGACAATAACATAGAAGCTTACCTGCAGAATTTTGTATACCAGCATTTCTAACATTTGTTAAATTTGCTCCAGAAGCTGTAAATGCTAATCCTACTGTTGATATTGTAAACTTAAATTTATTAGCTGCCGAACCTACTATCCATTGACCTGTTGCGGGTACTAAAGCTCTACCACCTGCGACATATCCGCCCGTTGCTGAAATTTCTCCACTAATTTGACTAAAGGCACTTATTGTAAGTGTAGATACATTAGATGCAGTTCTTGTTAAGAACATCTTAAAGTTATCTACTCCAAGTTTAATAGTACCATTACCTAAATTTTGTTTTGCTTTGTTATATATTTGCCACGCTGTTGCTGCCATGTTAAATCTCCTTAATATCGGTGTATGACGCACCGGTTTCTAAAATATGATGAAGTAACCCCCCACCATAGACCTCTAGCTCAATTTCATTTCCTAATACGGTTATCAAGTCTATAAATTCTTGAGCTTGAGATGCCATCCAAGGGTTACAGCTAAATATTTTCCCGCCCACGTCTACAGGTATTACTAACTGTCCATCATTTTCTACTTGTTCGTATGCGTGATGCTTTTCATCTTCTAAACACGAGTCACATCCAAATAGATGAAACCGTTTAAATCCTAGCATTCTAAATAACGGTATAGCTCTTAATAAAACTGTAGAGCCTCCCATTATGGGGTACCATGTATCATGTTCCTGTGCAATTGTTTCACTAATCTTACTTGATTGCGTATGCCATAAATAAGTTCTATCTTTAGGTAGTCCTTCAAAACACACAGGATTACATTGTGAAGCTAAAAAATATTTGCAGTCGTCTACGACCGGTTTAGTGAATCTTGAATTAAATTCACGAGCATCTAACATCACCATTGCTGATGGAGTTAAACCATTATCTATACACCATTTATAGGCATTATTAATAGTTATAAGTTTAACACCTTTTGCTCTTAATTCCTTTATTTTTTCTAGCTGTCCTTTTACTGAAGGACCTCCTCCTACGATCATTACTTCAATATCATTAGTGGGGTGTGGTTGAACTTGTATATACCCTTGTTTAATATTGTGTTCTACATTTTTATTTATCTGTTCATCATCGGTATTAACTACTCCCACATCTACCATCTTACGTCCTGTACCTCGAAAGGTAACATAAAACATAGCTGACTGGTCAGTCTCTTTTGACCAATGAATAATACATTCTCTTTCGTTAAACTTAGCTAACCACCATTTATAGTCATGTACACTTAAATGTAATTTATGACCTGTTAAAACACTCATTCCATCATCAACAGTAGAGATTTGAAAAAACACATGTTGAGCAGCTTCTAAACAATTATCTAATACCTTATCTACATGATGAGGTCTAATATGCTCCATTACATCAGTGCAATATCCATATTCGGCTTCGACAGTTAATGGTTCTGATAAATCTGCCTCTACAAATTTAAGAGTATGTTTTTGTGCCTCTAACATTGGAACTATATCTGCATCTAAACAATTAGGTGCAAAGTCTACAAAAGTTACATTTAGACAACCCAAGACTGCAAGATTTAAACCACCTCGTCCTGTACCACATCCCAAATCTAAAACTGTGGCTTTTGCTTTAGGATTCGCTTGCTCTAAAAATATATGAGATACTTGTTCTCCGGGAGAGTATTCTCTATACTCTGGTTTATCCCACAGCATCTTATATAAATCTTTTTCTAAAGGTCTTGCGTTTTCTACTTTTACTCCTGGTGCCTCACTTGTTACCCCAGCTTGTCCTGTCATTTTATCCCTTTCTATTCAAATCGAATAAGAGCTTCAGTGGCGTTATTGCCTGGAAACTCAATGTTTAATGTTTCATTATTTACTGTTTTATCACCACCAAAATCTAAAATAGCTACAGTGTATTTTAGACCATTACCTCCAGTATCTCTATATATTACAGCACCTCTTGCAGTAAATGTAGATGATGTCCAAGAAGTATTTCCAAAATTAACATACCCTACTACTGGGTCAAAAGAAAATCCAGGATCAGATACAACTAAAGTATTTCCACCAGCAGTATACCCTGTTCCTACAACTTCATTTGCGGTGTCATAAAATACATTTGCATTACCCGGACTTAAATCCGCGGCACTAGTATAAAGAGCTATTTTATATGTTTGAGTAGCACCAAAATTTAACTGCCCTGATAGTGTTAAATATTTTAGTCCAGTAGTTAGTCCTTGTACAATAGTTCCCATTATGCGGCTCCTCTTTTACCTTTAACAGGTATTCTAGCTTGTCCGCTTCTATAAGCATCGCGAGTATTTTTACCTTCACCAAGACTTAATAGTTCTACCATTGCTTCATTGTACCGTTTATCTAGCATAGACATTTTTTCTGCATTTGACATTAAGTAAGTATTCGCTTCCAACAACGACCCATAAAGTAAAGCGGTTGAGTAATTATCACCCAGCCAAGACTTACCAGAAGTGGCAGTAGTAATAGACTCAGGATAAAAAAAGTAATGAAGCTCAGCACCATAGTTAATATCAGGTGTGGGACCGAGTATAAATGTTTCATCATCAAAGACAGCATAGTATTGTGGTTTTCCAAAATGTGTGGCATCCGTATCAGGAAAAGATTGTCTGATAAAGTTAACATCTTTATTTAAAAGAAAAGTGTACTCATTAGTTGCATTGTCAATAACAGCTAAACTATAAGTAGCTAACCAATCTAAAGGTACATTTAAATATTTATTTGCAGCTGATATACCACCTGTATCATTTCTTCTAAGGTCAGGTAGATTAACTGAATTAAATATTCTATTCTCAGCTTGAGTTATAAATGTATTAACATCAACTGTTGGGTATGTATTTTCTGTATAAGACCCTATTTGAGCTACTAGTTCTGTGTAAGTCATTGCTTATCCTTATACTAGTGGACCGCGAGCTTTAGTGCCTTTAGTAGCTGCACCATTACCACGAGTTTCTACACCTGTTGTTTTAACATTTTTTTCTGGGTATCCAGCAAAATTAGGTACAGGCACAAGTTGAGGTTGTGCATAGCCATCTACCATTTTAGGTTTTCTTTCTGTGTTTTCTTTAGACATCTTTTTCTCCTAGGTTATTGTTACTATAAAAGTTCCCACTACTGCTGGGCTTACTAAATTATTGGGGGTTAATTCGTTAGCTGGAGGTCTTGCTCCGCCTACAGGGTCCCACCCCCATTGTATATCTCTTGACCCAGTCTTGTTGTTATTATTAAAACTTTGGTCAGGTCTAGGATTCCTTACAGCTTGTGGGTCATCTATAGGATACATTCCCTGCATATTCTGTGGCTGGTCAGGATTCCAACATTCATTACATGCTAATATATTAGTTTTAGTTGTTCTTACAAATAAACTTTTTAAAGTTTTTAACTTAAACTGAAACCCACAGACATCACAGTCTGCTATAGAATTTTTATTAGTTGTAAATTTATTAGACATATGATGTTCTTGGGGTTATAGATAATGTTGCTTTTTCTCTATCCTCTGTAGAAGCAAGTAACCACTGCTCTTCATATTCTTGTTTTAAAAATTGTACTCTATCTCCTGCTTCTGGTATTTTTATAGATAAATAATAAGCAAGCCCTGCTACCATACAAGGTAAAAATCTAAAAGGTATGTGCTGTGTATTTACGCCGGTGCCTGCATCATCAATTCTTTTTAAGAACCAATAGACAAAAGTATAACTGGCATCATTAGGAATAGGGTACATAGTAACTTTAGGAATCTCTGCTTGTCTATCAAGATAAATCTGTATCGGTCTGCCCGTGTCATTCTTACTTGGGATAGATGCATAAGTAGGATTTGACACCCTAGTAATAGCTATGTCAGACTGAGTCGTTCCTGTCCCAGTTCTTATGACTTGGCTCATGAGGTCAATGGTCGTTGCGGGCAAATTGT